AGTACAAGAAGAGTAATCTACTAGAATCAATTGGAGGTACAACTAATGGAACTTCTAACCTTAGTTCTAATGGGAGCAGGCTTCCTAGTACTCATGTGGCTCCTACTGCTGGTGCTAGCACTCCTGTGGGTGTTTCTGAGTTAGAGCATTCGCAACAGTCTCTACCTACTAGTGAAGAAGTGCATCAGATAGGAGCTTCAGGAGAGGAAGTTCAGGCACTAGCTAAAGCGGACTTAGACTTCTTAGCTGCACTTATAATGCCACTAGTCTTTAAATTCAACTTTCCTCCTGTATTTAAAAAAGGTGTGTGGCAATGGTTACTAGGATTCATACACCAAACTAGGATCTTCCCACAGCTTGCTCTAGGATTACCTCGCGGCTTCGGTAAATCTACGCTGATGAAGATCTTTCTCATTTACTGTATTCTCTTCACATCTAAGAAATTTATACTCGTAGTAGCTGCGACAGCGAAACTAGCAGAGAACATCTTATCTGATGTAGTGGATATGCTAGAAGAGCCTAATATTAAGAATACCTTCGGTGACTGGAAGCTTGGTATAGAGAAAGATACTCAGGCTCTTAAGAAGTTCGGATTCAGAGGAAGGAATATAACATTAGCTGCAGCTGGTGCTGAGACTAGTGTACGTGGCCTTAATATAAAGAATGAGCGGCCTGATGTTATGCTCTTCGATGATATACAATCTAGGGAGTGCGCTGATTCAGAAGTACAGTCTGCTTCCCTTGAATCTTGGCTTATTGGTACCGCCATGAAAGCTAAATCTCCAACTGGCTGCATGTTCTTATTTGTAGCGAATATGTATCCTACTAAGCACTCTATATTACGTAAACTTAAGAATAATCCCACTTGGGTTAAGTTTATAGCAGGTGGAATACTGGCAGATGGAACTTCTCTGTGGGAAGAACTACAGCCGATACAGCAGCTCTTAGCTGAATTTGAAAATGACTTAGCTATGGGCCACCCTGAAATATTCTATAGCGAGGTTCTTAACGATGAAAACACCAGCGCTAATAATCTTATTGATCTCTCTAAGTTACCTGAAGTACCCTACGAGAAAGGAGATATCCCAGCGGGTAACTTCATTATTATCGATCCAGCAACTGATAAACTAGGAAGTGATGAAGTCTCTATAGGTTACTTCGAAATACATGATGCATCTCCTGTGCTTATGGAACTGGAAGAGGGAAGGTTCTCTCCAGGTGAAACCATACGGAAGGCTCTCAACTTCGCGCTAACAAAGAATTGCCGCCTTATAGCTGTAGAAGCTAACGCATACCAATACAGCCTCCTCTACTGGTTTGAGTTTATATGCCAGCAGATGGGTATAGTAGGTATAGAAGCTGTACCAATATATTCCGGCGTCAGGTCTAAGAACGCTAGAATCCTAGAAATGTTTAAGGGTTACGCATCAGGAGAACTCTACTCCCTAGATGAAGCTAAGTTAGCACTGCATCTGCAGATTCTATCTTTCAATCCTATGCGCAGAGATAACACAGATGGAGTACTTGATCTTATGACTTATGCTCCTAGAGTAGTCCAAGAGTATGGGGAGTTTGTAGTAGCTTCTAATATAATAGAGACACAAGAGTTTGATGCGCTAGAAGTACCTGCGTATAACTCATGTTTTTAATTTTCCTACACAGGAACCGTATAAAATGGTAGCCTCTACAGTACAGCCCCTAACAAAAAAGTCACAAGCATCTTTTATGTTGTATTATAATAATATCCAACTGCGATCTAATCTTTCACGCGCTAGTGTACGATCTGAGTACGAGAAGATAGATAAAGATTACCAGCGGGAAGTGGATAAAACTGTGGACCAATTGCGAGCTAAGCAAGCTAATGAAGCAGATGATCCTAATAGATTCCAAAATATGACAGTTCCAGTTGTCATGCCGCAGGTAGAGACAGCAGTAACTTATCAGACGTCTGTATTCCTAACTGGTGATCCACTCTTCGCAGTTGTATCTGATCCCTCCTTTATAGATGAGGCTGTTCAGATGACTTCTATCTTAGAGAATAATTCAATACGAGGTGGTTGGGTCCGGGAGTTTATCTTATTCTTCCGAGATGGAATGAAATATAACTTCGCTCCAATTGAAGCTACCTGGGATAGAGATGTAACTTATACCATAGAGACAGATACCTCTCGCTCCCTAAAGCAAGGTGTACCTAAAGAGGTCATATGGAATGGTAATAAGCTCAATCGCTGGGACCCCTATAACACATTCTTAGATACATCAGTATCGCCCACAGAACTTTATAAGGATGGAGAGTTCGTAGGTAGAACACAGTTAATGTCCAGGATTAAGCTTAAGTCCTTTATAGCAGAGCTGCCTGATGTAATTACAGCTAATGTGCGCACTGCTTTTGAATCTACCCACAGTAATCCCGCTTCAGCTGCAACTGATGCAGGCTCTATGAGTTACTATGTTCCTCGCATTAACCCTAAGACGCCTGAAACTATCTTAGCTAAAGGTGAGACAAACTGGATGAAGTGGGCTGCTCTCGCTAGCACCAATGATAGGCAGATCAATTATAAGGACTCATATCAGGTCACTACCTTATACTGTCGCATACTTCCTTCTGAGTTTGGGCTGATTGTCTCTAACAGCAACACTCCACAGATCTATAAGCTAATTATTGTAAATCACAGTATTATCATCTACGCTGAACAGCAGACTAATGCCCACAAGTACTTACCAGTTCTTATAGGTCAACCTCTTGAAGATGGCTTAGATTACCAAACTAAGTCACTAGCTACTAACGGAGCTCCATTTCAGGCGCTGGCTTCTGCCTATATGAACTCTATTATAGCTTCCAGGCGCAGAGCAATATCAGATCGCACTCTATACGATCCTTCCAGGATTACAAGCGCTGCTATTAACTCAGCTAACCCTTCAGCTAAGATACCAGTGCGACCAGCTGCTTACGGTAAGAATATTTCAGAGTCAGTATATTCATTCCCGTATAGAGAAGACCAGGCAGCTAGTTCAATCCAGCAGATTCAGATGATCTTAGGACTCTCTAATCAGCTCTCTGGACAGAATCAAGCCTCACAAGGTCAGTTTGTTAAAGGTAATAAGACCTTACAAGAGTTTGATTCTGTAATGAACAATGCTAACGGTAGGGACCAGATGGCTTCTATCCTCTTAGAGAGTCAAGTATTTGTCCCAATGAAAGAGATATTTAAAATAGATATCTTACAGTTCCAAGGCGGCGGTACAGTATATAACAGAGATCAAGAGAAGCAGATAGAGATTGATCCTGTAGCGCTGCGAAAGGCAGTACTTAACTTTAAGATCTCAGACGGCCTGACTCCTGCAGCTAAGCTCATTAATGCTGACTCCTTTGCAACTGCTCTACAGGTTATAGGCTCTTCTCCTCAAATAGGTGCAGGCTATAACTTACCTCAGATGTTCTCTTATCTTATGAAAACACAAGGTGCAGCTATCTCCGCATTTGAGAAGTCACCAGAACAGACTGCATACGAGCAGGCGCTAGGAGCTTGGCAAGGACTACAACAGTTAGCTATTGAAAAGGGCTTAGATCCTAAGACTCTCGGCCTAGGTCCAATGCCTACACCTGAACAGTTTGGCTACGACCCAGCAGCTAATAAGCCAACTCCCGAAGGGACCACAGATACACCTACAGGGAATTCAGGAGTTCCAGGTGCGCAAGCATCACCACAAGCACAATCACCCGTAAGCTAATCTAGGACCACACTAATGGCAACACAGATAACAACCGCCTTCACTAAATGGGACCTCTCTGAAGAAGAGGAGAAACAAGGAAGTATGTACACAGTAGCTCAGACTCAGGTATTACAGAATGAGTTAGCTATAGCAGCAGAGGAGTTACTAGGGATTAAATATGATCCTAGTGAGCCGCTGGTATTCGCACAGCAAGAAGCATACAGGAGAGGTAAGTCAGATCTTATAGTTTACTTGTTAGATAGATCCTTAATCTTACAGAATCCTGAATCCCAAACCTAGCACCCCCTAAACCATTAAATCACAGCGAGAGATACAAGATCATGGGCATATTCGATATTTTCACACCAAAGCAAGACGCTTCTACACAAGTTCCAGTTAACCAGGCTCCGGCTCCTAGTCCTTCTCAGCCAGGTAACTTACCAGCTCAGCAGCAGGCTTCAGCTACACAGCAGACTCCCGGCACTGAAGCTAATGGCGTAGTTCCAGCTCAGCAACAGCCTGCAGTAAAAGCTGATGATTCCCCTCTTGCGCCGTTCAAAGAACTGTGGCAGAATGTACCTACTAAAGAAGGCGATTCAGGTGCGCCTAAAGCTCCAGCTCCCCTTAATGTAGAAGATGTGCAGAGAGCTATGGCTAACGCTGATTTCTCTGGTGCTATGTCAGCTGAGAATCTAGCAGCTATTACAGCTGGTGGAGAGCAAGCAGCAACTGCAACAGCAGACCTAATGGCTAAAGTAGCGCAGCAAGTAATGGTTCAGTCTACAATGGTAAGTAATAAACTTACTGAAAAAGCAGTAGCAGATGCCATCGCAGCAACCGAAGCTAGAATCCCTGCGATGCTAAGAGAACAAGCAACATCCTCCCACCTTAAAGATTCAAATCCCTTATTTGCAGATCCTGCAATCTCCCCTATTGTAGAACAAACCCGCTCCCAGTTACTTGAAAAGTTCCCTAATGATACTCCTGCAGAGACAACACAGAAGTTAAACAACTTCATCAATGCTATGGGAGAAGCGTTTGCTCCACCTAAAGTTAGTGGTACAGAGGCAGGAGCAACAGACTGGAACAAATTTTTAACTCAACGCTAAGCACTGCGTAATTCATACTTATATTAACATATCTCCAGGAGAATCTCATGGGATTTAAACGCGTTCTTATTTCAGATACCAGCCGTATCCCACAACCTATGCGAATAGGCGATGGGCTGCTAGCTAACATCTTACCAAAAAACTACAACACTGAGTCTGATGAGACAGTTACTACTACTGAACTATCTGGTGGAAGTATCTTACAAGGTTTTACACTTAATAGTGATGTAACTTACACCTTACCTACAGCTGCTTTGCTAGCAGCAGAAGCTGGTTTTGACGCTATGGATGTGGGAGACTCTTGGTCTTTCTATGTAGCTAATAACCAAGCTGGAGCATTTGATGTAATTATTGCTGTAGGTGTTGGCATGACTGCGATAGGTACAAATAACAACCTTACAGTTGCGCCACAATCTGGTAAGATCTTTACACTTATTAAGACTGCAGCAGCTACTTTCGATCTTTATTAAGATTGCGAAGTAAGCTGCCAGTTATAACTGCTATAAACTCTAAACCCTATTATTCGTAGCCGCTAGGTTACTAGGAAACTTATCATGACTGTTGGAATTTTTAATACAGGCAATTACGCAACAGATCTAGCTGAAACCTCGTTTGCGGCTATGATCACACGTTTGATGCCTAATGGTACTGCTCCTCTATTTGCTCTTACTTCTATGTTAGAGTCTGAGACTGCGGTACAAGTAGAGCACGGCTTCTTCACTAAGACTATGATTTTCCCGGAAGCTAAGATTAATCTGGCCGCTGGTTACTTATCTACGGATACTACATTCGTAGTAGATACCAGTGCTAACCTTCTTCCTGGTATGATCATGCGCATTGAGCGTACTGGTGAGAACATCATTATTAACTCTGTTAATAGTACTACTGTTATCTCTGTTAACCGCTCAGTAGGTTCTGTTGCTGCAGCTGCTATCCTAGATGATGATGATCTCTTCCAGGTAGGTAATGCATTCGAAGAATCTAGCCAGCGGCCTAATGCTAATAACATTATCCCTGTGCGAGTTACTAACTTAACTCAAATCTTCCGTAATACTTGGGCTATCTCTAAGTCAGCTCAAGCTACTAATGTTATTGCTGGTGAATCTACTGATGCAGAGAACCGTCAAGATGCTGCTGCATTACATGCTGCTGACATTGAAAAGGCTCTCTTCTTTGGTCAGAAGTTACAAGGTACTCGTAACGGCCAACCTTTCCGTACTATGGACGGCCTTATCAACATTACTGAGGATGCTACTTACTACCCACCTATCTATGCTGGCGTAGTTAACAGCTTCACTGCCGGCGCAACCACTAACTGGACTCAGCTAGAAGGCTTCTTAGATCCTGTATTCAACCAGGCTACAGATCCTAAAGGCGCTCCAGAAAGAGTTCTGTTCTGCGGTGGAGCAGCTAAGACTGTCCTTAATAACATTGGTAGACTTAATGGAACTTACCAACTCCTTGACGGCCAAACTAACTTCGGCTTGCAGTTCTCTACTCTTACTATTTCTCGCGGCAAGTTCCGTATTATTGAGCACCCACTCTTTAATACTAACTCTACTTGGGCTGCAATGGCTGTAGGTGTTGATCTGCCTACTTTCCGCTTAGCGTATCTGCAAGGTCGCCAGACTGAGAACATGGAGTTCAATAGCCGAGGCAATCAAGCGCAAGATAACGGTATTGATGCAGTAGGTGGAACTCTTACTACAGAGTGTACTGCTATCGTTA